TCGACTCCTTCCCACGCCCCCAGATTAGGTGGATTACTCCCCTGCATCCTAGGACATGATGTAAAACTGTCCTATTTTTGTGTCTTAAATAAGAGGAGGTAAGTTGACTAGGAAGCAATTAAAAAGACAGGTGAGGAATACTCGTGCTTTTCGCCAGATAGCGAAGCGACGAGATGCGGTGAGGATAGCAGCGGAGAAGGCCAGAGTAGCGATGGAGGAAGCACCATACTTTGAACCATCTCAGGAAGAGTTCGAGGCTAAAGGTTGGGAAATGGAGGATGATGAATGACAGTGAAATTAAAAGCAAGGCCTCACATTCTAGTGATGCAAAGGCGAAAGGACTCAGGTAAACAATGGGGAATGGAACATGCTTACCCTATTGATTACTATGGGATAAAGGCAGCGGTGGAGAAGGCTCAGAACTTCATAGCTGTTAGGGAAGCTCTCTATGGAGATACTCTGGAGTATAAGCTAGAAGGAGGTATGGAGTAGTGAAGAATAGTTTGAATCTGTCTAAGTGTGTGTCTAATTATGTAGATGCTATGCTAATGGCAGATCGCATGGATCACTGTCTAGATATGGGAATATCTTTAGGTTTTGTAGAGTCAAATGATATTGAAGATCAAAAGATCAAAAGATTTGTAGGTGCTTATGGTGATATAGCAATGAGTCCGTTTGATTGCTATAGATTAATTGAAGAAGTGGATAACTGTACTCTGACGGAGGCAGAGTTTTTTGTGGCGAAAGAAAAATATATACCAAGGAGTCTAACTGAATACATAGTTAAACTAGCTGGAATATGTTTAGAAGGTTTAATCAAGAAAGAAATATCACGAAGGAGGACAAAGAAAGAATGGATGAGGTAAGAATGGTTAGAGCCATATGGATCTTAATACTAACGATATTTACGTTAGCGTGTATGACAGTGTGGGTGCTGACAGGTGCATTATTAATTGATGCGTGGTCAGTAGGTTTTAATATACAACCATTAGAAATAATGCTTGATAGTTTGTTTGTAGTGTGTAGTATATTTGTATCTTGTTTGCCTTATCAAATATATAGGGCTATGCAATTTGATTTATTAAGGAGAAAGAATGACAAGTTCAAATCATCGTTTTAACATCACTGATCTAAATGTTGAAATAGATTCAGATAATCGCTGGATTAAGTTAGAGATCAAGAGGAATGTGTATGTTACCGTAGCACAAGAGGTAATAAATCAAGTAGCCAAAGAACTAGAACTTGATCCTACTCTTCTGGGTAGAGCGGTTATGATGTCTACATTCCAAGGTACAGAAGATTTCACATTTTACTGTGACAATGAAAAAGACTTCAGGTTTAATGTGAGCATCAAGAACGAAGAGAACGAGGAGTACTCAACTCCTTACAAGTATGTGAGTCTACCTAAAGGAACGGAGGACGATGAGTAACTTCAAGAAGCATAACCCCAAGATCAACAGGTATGCACAGAAGTCACCAGATAATCTAAAGCATGTGATTATGATGGTGGCTCTCTCTATCCAGCAACCTTGGTATCAGATTGGGAATCAGATGCAGGACTATGTGAAGAAGGGAAAGAGATCTAGATTTGTATGGGGCAACAAGGAGAGGACGTTAAGTTATCTTAATTCTAATTCTGTTGTTCTGTATGATGAAGCAATGGCTGCACTAAAGCAGTGCAAGGGTTCAGAGTTAGACATCCGACTAATGGATATATTCCTAAAAGTGGATGGCCTAGGTTTAGCCAAGGCAGGGTTTGTGTGTCAGCTATTTGCTGGTCGAGTTGGGTGTATTGATACACACAATGAGAGAAGGCTCAAAGGTGGAGAAACTATTAGTAAGCTTAATGTTACTGGTAAGGAGAAACTACCTACGAGACTAAAGAAGATAGAACAGTACGTTGACTTCTGTAAGCAGCGTAGATGTTCTTGGTTGTGGGATAGCTGGTGTAATCTTATATGGGTCAAGAACCCTGAGAGATTCAGTAGTGCCAAGGAAGTATCTGAGGTACACTACAGCTATCTTCCACATTAACTTAAACTAAATAAGGAGTCTTATGGAATTGTTTGATGTAAAGAAGGGCGATGTCACCCCTGCACCTGAGAAAGAAAACTCTCGATCTCAATGGAGACAGAAGTTTGAAAGCATGGGCGTAGGCGACTGGTTTGAAGTTAGCGAAGATCAACGTGGCAACGTGGCTACTAACGCTAACCTGTATGTAAAAGGTAAGTATTCTCTATACAGAGTAGGGAATGGTTACATCTTCAAAATTAAATCTAACTGAGGAGGTGCAAGAAACTAAAAGTAAATGCTCACGTTGTGGCAAGTTACATCTAACCAAATCAATGGTTTACATCAATGACTTGCTGCAATGTGTGAGCTGTACACTTAGCAAGAGTGTAAGGATCAGTAACAATTTGTAACATCTTGTTACAATTCGGAAATCATTCTGTAACATTTGTGTGCTACCCTAGTATTTCAAATGAGTCAGATACAATATTATAAGGAATATTATGAACGTATATGCGTTAAACTCAATCTCATCTCACCCTTTAGATGAGATAGCTCCACCTGACATTGTTAACACAGTGATAGAAGATAGACCTATCTTGTTTAGAGATCAGTATGGTGCTCTATGTACTGACCCTAGCAGAAGAGGTTTGTTTGTTAAAGGAGAACAATCTCCTCCGATTAACATTGTTAAAGGAAGCTACAGCTTCAAGGGCGCACAGTATGAAGATCTATACAGATCTATGATTAACATACTCAAAGCTTCTGGTGTTGATTGTAGAGGTGCTAAGGTTAAGTCTGATATGACTCAAGGAGGAGAGCGTGGTTTCATTACGATGACTCTACCTGAGTATACTATCGAGACTAGGAACGGAGATGAGAGTCAGTTCCAGATAACTGGACGTACATCCTTTGATGGGTCATGGGCTGTAGTGTTACAGATAGGTGCTGTTCGTATGGTCTGCACAAACGGTCAGGTTTTCATTGATAGCTTCAGCATGTATAAAGCCAAGCACACCTTGCGTATGAATCCTGAACATGCAGAGCGCAAGCTAGTTGCTGCACTAGAGTCATACAAGAATGAGGCTGCTAGATGGAAGAGATGGACTGAGAATAGCATCACAGACAGAGAAGCTCTGAACTTATTTGCAATGGCTACTAAGTGTAAGTTTGTTTTAGCTAGGCAAGATATGACAGTTCACCAGTTGTTTGAGGAGCCTGAAGTATACAGGAACCAAGCACTCAAATGGATCTGGACTCAGTACACCACTGATGAGCAGAAGCATCTAGGGTCTACACATTGGGCTGCTTACAATGCTTTGACTCACTGGAGTACCCACGCACCTGCAACCAAGAAGACTGCACAAGCTAATATCTTAGCTATCAAGGTACGGCGTGAAGAAGCTATACGGTCTGCTGTTAAGTCCTGCTTGGCTGCTTAATGAACTTCGATAACAAAGTCAGGTACGTTCCAAACAGGGGTGATGATGATCCCCTGTGGGACTACTTGGCTAATGTTATTTACAATAGTTCTAATGATCCTTGGACTCTCACCTCATGGGAGAAAGCTCTAAGTAAAGTAACTAGATCTGACCTCACGGTTAGAGAATATATGGATGAACTAAATGCAAAACGTAATTGATGTGTGCAATCATATTTTAAAGTATTCTGAAACTTATGCATTCAGACTACCGCCAACACTTGAACTACAAGAAGAGGCACTTGATCTATGCTTGATACACGGAGAAAGATTTGTCATAATGTTCATTGAAAATTATTTAAAAACTATTACGGAGGAATATGTATGAGCGCACCTGATCCAGAGGCTGAGTTCTATAGTTACTTCGATGATCTGTATTGCAAGTTCTGGTCGCACGATGTGCAGGAACCTGCTCCTGAAGGTAGATTTAAAGATAAGTTCTACCACTACGTTAAATACAGATGCAGTGAAGTTGACGATTGGAAACTAGATGGAGGCTTAGGTCATTTACTTAGTGACTTCTTAGAGGAGTTAGCAGGGTGAGTGACATACTGTATATGAATGACGCACAACTAAAGTTCTTTAAATCATCTAGGTTTATTGGCCTGTTGTATAAAGACAAAAGAACTATGGATGTGATAAAGAACTACTTTGGGATGGGTGAACATGCTGTGGAGATAGGTGAAGGAATTGACCTTGATCTGCTAAAAGATGTTTACACACCCTTCCTAATGGAGTACAATCGAAGATCTTAATTAAGGAGAATGCTTATGGATCTACCTACTAAAGTTGAGGGACAGGCATACTGGCCTCACCTTTCCATTCCTAACTGGAACATGGACAAGACTAAAACTTTCTACGAAGTTAACCTAGCTGTATCTGATGACATCTTTAAGATGTTCAAAGAGGCAGGGTTTAGTAGTGTCTTTCTCAGACCGCCCGGAGATAAAACTTTTACACCAGATGCGGTGATTAAGTTTGCTACCTTTGGGCATAGTACAAACGGAGAGCAGAACCCACCACCTGCTATGTATGATAAAGCAGGTAATCAAATAGCTGCTGACTCTATTCGTATAGGTAATGGGTCTACTATCGCAGTAGAGTATGACAGGTATGAGTACGGTAAAGTAAACAAGATAGTACGTCCTAGATTATTAGGTGTGCATATTGTGGATCTTATTGAGTACGCACCTGCCGAAACTCAGCAACCAGCTTTCTCAGCATAGGAGGATATATGGAAGAAGCTAAACAGCAAATTACTTACACCTATGAGGATAAGTCTTATGATGCACATAAGTTTACCGACGAGGGTAAGTTAGCATTGGCTGCTGTTGCCAGATTAAACAGAGCTATTGGTCAACTTACTGAGCAGTTAAATGATGCACAAGCTGCATCTATTACTTACAAGGACACTATCAACAAGCAGTTGACTGATGATATGTTACTTGAGGAAGAGCCAGTAACTCAGTACATGGATGAGTTAGTAGAGGAAGAGGAGCCAACAACCAAGGAGATTTGATTTGAGTTTCGTAGAACTCCATCAACCCTGTCCTGATTGTGGATCTAGCGATGCGCTATCTGTTAATGATGACGGTAGCGCATTTTGCTTTTCATGTGGACAGTGGTTTAGTAAAAGCAGATATGAGTCTATAACTGGAACAACATTCAAACAGATGGGAGACATTCAAATTAACGTAGTACAAAATGAGCCTTTAACTTTCGCTGAAGAGGGAGAGTTCATGGGTTTGAAAGATCGTGGTATCTCTGAAGATACTGCTCGTAAGTTTGGAGTTAGATGTACTCTTTCTCCTACAGGTTCAATAACAAAGCATATATATCCTTACTACAAAGATAAGGAGATAGTTGCTTACAAAGAGCGTGTGTTAGGAGACACAGGCAAACAAAACTTTTTCTCTAAAGGTGCTATCAGAGATGCTGGCTTGTTTGGTGAAAACTTATTTAATGAAGGTGGTAAGTATATTACTTTAGTTGAAGGTGAGTGTGATGCGATGGCAGCATACGAACTACTGGGGTCTAAGTGGCCGGTAGTTAGTATAAAGTCAGGAGCAAAAGGAGCAGAGAGAGATGTACGTGCATCACTTGAGTTCCTTGAATCATTTGACACTGTGATCATAAACTTTGATGAAGATAAGCAGGGTAAAGAAGCAGCCAAAAGAGTGGCTAGGCTTTTGAAACCAGCTAAGACTAAAATCATGTCTTTGCCAGAGGGATTTAAAGATGCAAATGATATGCTCAAACAACATAACCATAAAGATTATGTGACCGCATGGTGGGCAGCTAAAGTATATACTCCTTCAGGTGTTCTTAGCGTATCTGATGAGCGTGAGAAGTATAAGAACAGAGAGAAGAAACAATCCTTTCCTTATCCTTGGACAGGCTTGAACGAGAAGCTAGAGGGACTTAGGCATGGAGAACTCATCACATTGACAGGTGGTACAGGTCTTGGTAAGTCAAGTGTTACCAGAGAACTAGAGCACTGGCTAATTAAAACTACATCTGACAATGTGGGTGTGATTGCACTTGAAGAAACTTTCAATAGAACAGTGGATGGTATTTTAAGTATTGAAGCTAATGCCAAGCTGCATATTGATAGGATCAGAGATCAGTACACCGAAGAAGAATTAGATAAGTTCTTTGACATAATGTACGATGGTGATAATCACAGCAGGGTTTGGATACATGCTCACTTTGGATCTAATGATATAGATTCTATATTCAGTAAGCTACGCTTTATGATTGTAGGGTGTGAGTGTAAGTGGGTGGTGATAGATCACCTTCACATGCTTGTCTCTACTACAATAGAGGGAGATGAAAGAAGATCTATAGATGCCATCATGCATAGGCTCAGAACGCTTGTAGAGGAGACAGGAGCAGGTATTATACTTGTGTCGCACCTCAGACGCATTGATGGTAACAAAGGCCATGAGAACGGCATAGAGACAGGTCTAAGCCATCTAAGAGGTAGCCAGAGCATAGCACAACTCAGTGACTGTGTTATCTCCCTTGAGCGTAATCAACAAGCAGATGATCCTAGAGAAGCGTCAACTACTAGAGTCAGGGTACTTAAAAGTAGATACACTGGTGATGTAGGTATAGCTTGTCATTTGCTTTTTGATAATGACACTGGCAGACTGTCTGAGATAGAAGGAGCTAACGAAGTAGATGAAGAGATTAGTATTTGATATAGAAACCGATGATCTGTACGCAACTAAGATATGGTGTCTTGTTGCTAAGGATGTTGAGGACGGCAAGGTATACTCATACGGCCCTGATCAGATAGACGAGGGTTGTCAACTACTATGCGATGCAGATGAACTAATCGGCCATAACATAATAGGATTTGATCTACCTGTCATACGAGATCTTACTAGGTTTAAGACGATAGGATCAGGTCAGAAGATAGTTGACACTCTTGTTCTATCTAGATTATTTGACCCCACTAGGGAAGCAGGTCATGGTCTTACGCCTTGGGGCTTCAGGCTTAAATCAAATAAGATAGAGTTCAATGATTTCTCTGGTGGGTTTACGCAAGAGATGATGGACTATTGTATACAGGACGTAGAACTAAATGCTAAAGTTTATGAAGCTCTAAAAAAGAATTATAAAAAATTAGAGCCTTGTGGTCATAGTATCATTTCGCCTATGTTTTTTATTAACGATATGGAAATGCCTGAAGAGTTTGTTTTTGGATTTACAAGAAAACATTACTCTAACTACAGGCACTACAAAGAGACTCTTTATGTTGATGGAAATGTTGTAGATTATATCTTTGGAGTTAATAACCTTTGGATGCTTGAAAACTTATCAGGCATGGTTGGTTGGGATAAAGAACTCTATGATAGATATGTCCATCTAAATGGCAGAGGCGGTTTAGCTGGAGTCTGCGTTCAAAACATCCATAAACATTTTGAAAAAACTAACTAAAAAGTTGTGGGCCGAAAGG